AAGAGGTGCCATTGATCGGTATTGTGGAATTGGGGGTGTAACATGGCCTACCCGAGTAAAGTTGATGTATTCCAGGAGAAGTTGAATAAAAGCCCAACGGGAAACAATAATGTCATTGAGGAACGGATAACACTTGTAGCAGGCGTTTATGAGGGGTTACTGAATCACGATAATATCAATAACGCTACTGTCCAAGTCTATAGTGGTAGTAAATTGACGGGTGATAAATTGACAAACTGGACGTTAACCATTCCGAGTGATACACCATGGCGCAGGTTAATTAAGATATTTAGTGGAGCTGCTGAAGTTTACGTAACCTATGAAACACCAGGGGACACGGTAGAGGCTGACGATATTAATGTGCTACAAAAGTCTGTAACAGCCACACAAACAGAGGTAGAGCGGTATAAATCGAGTGGTCTTATAGACGGTGGGACATTTACGAAAGGGGTATAAGATGGCACAGACGATACAAATAAAACGTGGTACTAAAGCTCAACTTAGCACGTATGGTGCATTGCTTGTTGGTGAATTGGGTTTTTGTACAGATACGAAAGAAATATATATCGGAGACGGTACAACAAACTCAATGGTTGGGCGAGCCTTGTCAGGTGCAGAGGCTTCGTGTCCGGTGGCGGCATCGGTTGGACGTCTTTTTTACGTCACGAGCGGGGCGAATAGTGGATATCTTTATTTTGATGATGGGGCAGCTTGGAGGCGAGTGAACGCCCAAGCACTCAGTGATTTAACAGGGTCGCTTGATAATATAGCGGATGGTGCTACTTTTGCAAAGATATTAAAGGCTGATGTTAGTGCAGGACATATCAATAAGGTGTCAGAGGGCACGAATACTAAAACTGCAGCTGAGATTAAAAGCCATATTGACGATGCCGCTAAACACCGAGTCATTAATGATTCTGGTACAGCCATTACCGATATCTGGTCCGCACAAAAAATCAAAAATGAAATCGAATTAGCAAAACATAATATCGAACCACAAGCATCGGTAAAAGATCAACATTTATTAGCGCCACCAGCAAGTCCAGCAGAAGCGGACCGTTATATCATTCCAGCATCAGCGACAGGGGTATGGGCAGGTAAGACAAACCAAATAGCAGAGTATCAGTCTGGAGCTTGGGCTTACTATACCCCTGCTGTAGGTTGGACTGCATATGTGGATGATGAGCAAAAGATCTACAGCTGGAATGGAACGGCATGGGTTAGGACTGGTGGTGCCCTACAGACGATCACAGCGGGCAACGGTCTTACTGGTGGTGGTCAATCAGTTACCGTTACATTGACGGTAGGAGCTGGAAACGGGATTGTTGTAGATTCTACTACGGTAGCTGCTAAGCAAGGTAAAGGTGTTGTTGTTAACGCGACCGGGATCGAGGCTAATATTGATGCTTCTAGTATCGTCTATGATGCGGCCAATGGAAATAAACTTACGGTCGCTACGATCGATGGGGGCACGTTCTAGGAGGCTTTGAGATGGCGAGAAAAGTATTAATTCAGATACGTAGAGGAATAGAAAGCGCAATCGGTACATTGGCAATAGGCGAACTTGGCTATTGTACCGATACCAGTAAGCTATATATAGGCACAACAGGTGGTAATGTTTTGCTCGTAGCTGCTCAAAGCTCAGGTGACATGCTCAAAAGTATCTATGATACTAACAATGACGGGAAAGTGGATTATGCAGCAAACGCTGATACAGTCCCTTGGTCCGGTGTAGCTGGGAAACCAGCAACGTCGTATCCACCTTCAACACATACGCACTCCGAATATATGAGTAAGGGTCCCGTAACATGGAACCAATTAAAGGGGGTGTGATGTTTGAGCTATGGAGAATCTTTATATAGCAATTTTCTTTTCACGGCTAATGAATTAGAGGATATAGACGATGTAAATACGGTTGATCTTATGAAATACCTACCGGCTTATTACAAGGGTGTTCAAGAAATAGAAGAACTGCAGCAATCATTAGGAATTGAAATATATGGCTTAACTACGAGGGTTCAAAAGGTGCTAGATCAGGCATATGTTGAAACTGCAACATGGAGCCTTGCGAGTTGGGAGGCAGAACTTGGATTAAGCTCGGATCCATCAAAATCTTACGTCAGTAGAAGAGAAATGATTAAGGCTAAACGGCGGGGCACTGGCACAACGACACCCGAAATGATTCAACGAACAGCATCGGCTTTTGCTGGTGGGGATGTATCCGTAGAAGAAGTTCCAGGGGAATATCGATTTATCGTCCGATTCATCGGCATTTTAGGGATTCCACCGAATATGGCCGGGCTAATTCAGATAATCGAAGAGATTAAACCAGCGCATTTGGCGTATGAGTTTGCTTACACGTACACATATTGGGATTCGCTTAAAACGATAACTTGGAATACTGCTGGCACCGGAACTTGGAACGACTTAAGAACTTTTGGATAGGAGAGTGACACATGCACACCACAGGAAATTTGGGCTTAAAGAAGCCAGAGGGGACAGATATCGTTGATATTGCCGATTTGAACGGAAATATGGATATCTTAGACACGACTGTTAATAACAAGGTTGATAAGGTCACAGGTAAACAGTTATCTACCAATGATTACACAGCAGCCGAGAAAACTAAGCTGGCGGGTATCGCAACAGGAGCAAATAACTACGCACATCCTGCTTCGCAAAGAAGTAACCATACATAATGATCCGAATAATTAAAAATGATATTACGGTACTCTGCTAGCAATGGTGGAGTATTTTTCCGTTATGGAGAACTTCCTTCACTAGTGATATAGAGTGCATATACATAATGTTCCAAATGATCTATATTTATGATTAAACGTAAGAGTTATTGTAGATAAATATTTTACTAAAATAGGGGGCATATTTTGTTCGGAATTCAAGCGTCAGTTCTTATTGTTGCCGTGTTTACGGCGTTCGTGGGGTATCAATTCAGGGTAAGAGAGAAAAAACGTGAAAGTTCTTATTCCGAATTACTAAAAAGTTACAATGAGGTATATTCCCCATTGTCGTTTAGATTAAGAGAAATTAATGTGTTACCTACCAGTAATGACAAACAGGCTTTAATGGAAAAATTATTTTTGGATTTTGGGCTGAATAGTTCAAAAGCCCATTTGATAGGTTCGGTTAAAATGTTGGAAGTTTATTTAGAATTAAATACACTTTTTAACGCTTATAAACATGAACCTTCAGTGTATGAAGAAAACTTTTTGCGATGTTTAAAGGATTTTGAAAAATTAATTAATGAAGAGTTTTGGGATGCGCATAACATAATATACAAAGAACATTTGCGATATAAAGACTATCACTTTAGACCAGTTAAAGCCTTATTTATCGATATCATTGGAACAATTAAGTTCATTTCCGAGTTAGCTATAAGCGTTTCTGTATTCTTTTGGGTAGGACTAATACTACAATTACTCAACAATTCACAGGCGGTTTCTCACGAGTTTATGACATTTGCAATCTCAATAACAATTTCTATTGTTATAATGTACGTCCTTTCACTAATATACTCACTCCAATTCTATAATCAGACTAGCAATCTTTATCGAAAAAAAAAGAAAAAGCGCTCAGTGGAAGGAAGGCTCTGAGATGAACACCGCATACAAAGTACTGGAGAGCGATATATACTTTCTAACGGCTGCTATCTCGCGGTGCTAAGTGTCAGTATGGTATAGGGAAAGATACTGACCAGATTGGGCACTTTACGGATTACGGCGGCATAGTTGAGGGGAATTTCCCAGAGAGTAATAAAATTGGCGGCAGCAGATTTATCAGACAGTGTTTTGAATTTATCGTATATATAAAGTAACACTTCAATTTTATACATAGGAGTGATCAAATTGATTAATATATACAAAGTCCTAAAGACAGACTCTGAATTTCTAACAGCTGCCCTTAATCAATCTGAAGTGGATATACTTTGAACGTCGCGGTGATCTAGCTGACTGTACAATTGATTGTGAGGGTCCAATTCAGAAATGGAGTCCAGTGAGCGTTAAGATTGCTGATGCTTATTACATGAGAAATGAATTTGAGTTTAGGATGGTTTTGGCTTAAGTATGTATAACAAATACCCCGTCAACCTTAAGTGGTCGGCGGGGTTATTTTTGTTTATTGAATTGTGTACTCACTTACTTCGAATGTAAGTATTTTATCGAAGACAACATATTCTTTACGTTTGTTGAAAGGACCTTTGTTATTTGTATGCTTATCAATAGCATATGATCCTGCACCTCTTCCTGCATCACGAGCATCGAACCAGTTTAAGAATGAATCTACATCAGTAATTGGTAGGTCATACTCTTTTTCTGTTCCGTTCACCAGAGTGATGGTAAGAATAGCTCGATCACCTGTTGGCTGCTCTGGAGTTGCTGTAGGTTTAGGTGTCACTGTTGGTGTTGGTATAACAGTTGGGCTAGGAGTACTTGTAGGCACTGGAGTAGCCGTTGGTGATGGTGATGATGTTGGCGTTGGTGATGGTTGAACTACTATAGGAGCAGAAGTTGCATTTGTGAAAAAGTCTACCTCGTAAATCGTAATAGGATTTTTTGAGTTGTTGACAATTGCTATTTTATTCATATTTTCATCGATTTGTAAATCATATGAACCGTTACCGATGTGCCCGATGTTATTAGAGCGAATATAAAGGTTATCTTTAAAGTATTTACTATTAAGATCACTGGCTACTGTAGCATTATGATAAATCTTCACACTATTAATTTGAGTTAGTGCATTTAACTCCATCCATAAAGTATCAGTTGTAGTACCAGAAGCACCCAATGTAACTCCAGAAGTTAAATCACCATCAGAGGCGAGGGTAGTATAATGATCCACTGTATTTTCATCGCTTCCAACATTTAACGAATAACCGTGATTATCTAATATCGCTCCCGTTCCAGGAATAGCTAAGGCAGAAGACAAAGGTAGAGCTAAAATGATGATGAACATAGTCAAGAAAATCAATGAAAGCCTCTTTTTCATTTCATAACCTCTTTCATATATGCGATAGAATGTTACAACTAGTCACTATCCTAGCTTTAGGTTTTTTTGCGGTACATAAGAATGTAATGTAGATTAATTGTCTGTTATTTTGTATTAAAATTCTTTTCTATGCAAAAATTTTTTGATATAAAACTATTTATTGATCTTGATTATCAGTGCTCCTTTTTTTCTGGGTGACTTAAAGTTTCTTTCTGAAAGATTAGTTAACCCATGTAACGTCTCGACGAGGTTAATAAACGTAGGTAGGGATACCAGCCTAATTTGAGATTACTCGACTGATACAGAATATAAATTGGTAACCTTTGGTGTCGGCTTAATAAGAATATGACAATAAATATAATCAAGTCTAAACAATAATTCTTATATATGGAATAAAATGAATATATTCTTCAAAAATACATATGAAGGAATTTGGGCAATCATTAACTTGTTGCTTATGAAACGTATGTTCGTATATAATACAAACAAATGTTCTTATTTTATAGGGCTATCAACATGCATTGCAGATTGGTCAAACCATTGAAATTATTTACTCTGATAAAGTCTGTAAAATCACTCAGCGCAAAATTGAAGTGAAAGGCATAAAGGATGGGAAGATTCGCGCAACTTGTTTAAACACTGGAGCGCCGAGGGTGTTTCTAGCGACAAACATATTAGCTTGGCAGCCAAGTGATAAAGGAGCAATTGCATGAAGCCATTAACGAATAAAGAAAAAGAAATACTCAGATCATTAATTAAGATGATCGAAATCAATCACTATCCACCTACTTTGCGGGAGCTTGCCAAGGAGGTAGGATTGTCATCTACAGCGGTAATACATGCACATATGGAGCGCTTAGAGATCAAGGGATACATACAGAGAGGTAAGAACATGCCACGAGCGTTGAGAGTTATTAAGGGAGTCGACGAAGACAATGAAACCACAACAGCGTAAGAAACTTGAAGGTAATGGATTTTGGGAGGGAAGTCGGATGATAATGCCTGAGCATAAAAATAGGATTCTGGACGATCCGCTGAATTAAGAGGTGCGATCAAAGCCTGATTTGGATCCCCTAGCATTAGCTGAAATCTCACAGGTATTAGCTCAATCTTTAGAGGATTGTAGTCCCATCACGATTACATTGTTTGGGGAATATGAGGACAGATCCATTCATGGGATAGTCATGAGAGTAGATCAGCACCTTAGACAGATTAAGTTTCGTTATGGCGAGGATTGGGATTGGATTAAAATAGAGGAATAAAACTTTGATTTACCGTTTATATGAAGATGTAAGGAGTTTGTGAGATGAGTGATGGTAAGAATTTAGTTACTATTGATATAGATAAATCGGAAATATTATTAATTTGCCGAGAAAAAATAGAGAAATTACTTGATGAATTAGATAATAAGTACGTATTTTGGGATACAACAGAGCCTGAAAAACGAACTTGTATGAGTTGGAATTCAATTCAATTCAAGATACATTTTTCTTTGACGATAGATTTCCAAAATATAAAATCGGAAATGGTATGATCCGGTTAAAGAGACACGTACCTTTTTGGAAAAGTGGCTAAGTGAACAAAAGCAAATAATTATTGATTGGGAGAAGTTTGAAGAAGAGGTGCGATAAAACATATGAATAAGCACCATCAGTTAATGGTGGGGGCTTATATGCTGGTCATTGGTGATACTTCTGGGTGCTAAAATGTTAAGAGTGCAGCTTTCATTTTTTCTCTTCAACATAACAGATTTACCATAATACTGACTGTACACTTTTTGAAGTTGGCTTCTCCAGATAACATTTATTAAAGTAATTGAGAGGGCTGCCTGAGTTGTGAAAAAGATAGCCATTTTTTTATGAGAAGAAAAATTTCGTCCCCAATCCGTCCCCTAGAGCAAGATTCACAAATTTATAGAGCGGCATCGATGATCGAAAAAAAAGAAAAAGCCTTATATAATAAGGCTTTTTCGATATAGGACGGATGGGGTTCGAACCCATGACCCCTACCCTGTCAAGATAGTGCTCTCCCGCTGAGCTACCGTCCTGCGACGAAATTTATAATACCATACGATAGAGTAGGATGGCAATTCTTTTTTATAATCAATATAGATGTAGAGTTGTATTTACTTCTTAATTTTCTCCGATTAAGTAGTTAAATAGCTAGAAAGGGGATGACCCTTCATCCCCCTGCACCGAGTCAGATAAAAAACGGGAGTAGAAATAGACTGCTTATTCCGAAAAAAGGGATACGGCGTGGATAGAAGCGGCGTCTTGGGTAAAAGCCGGGCTGGAACCCGAATTGTCTATAGTTCGACTGCTCGGCAGGCATTCCGTTCATACGATCGACCATTTCATTGCTGGGAACCGCTAGGGTGATATAGTTCTGATCCACGTGAGCGATGAAGCCGTCAAAGGATTGACCATCAGTCGTTACTATACCTACATATTTATTCATGCAATTCCAAGCGACCTGTTGATGAAAATTTGTATTTGATTCCATGGATATCCTCCTCGAATGTTTCAATCCTGATAACAGTCTATGGTCCTTTGCCTACAACGTTCACGGCGTTTGCCTATATGTAGGAAGGTTAATTTTCAGGGATAATCACTGAGGAGGATTCG